CCCAAGCTTCGCCAATCTTGGGGATGATGTCCTTCGCCATCGTCGTCAGGTCGTCTTCGTTGGCGTAGATGCCGCCACCTTTGATAACGGATTTTCCTTTCATGATTCGCTGAGTTTTCAAAGCTTTGGCATAGGAAGCGTCGAGATCCTTCAACCCTTTGGCATATTCCTCAGTACCGTCTGAATTCTTTCGTGCTTGCTTGCGAACTTCCTCTAAAGCTTTGCGGTATGCCTGAGCCTCTGACGCCGCCCCTGCATACGCAGCGAGTCGTTCGTCACCACTGTAGGACTCGGCGTCTGCCTTGAGAGCCGCAGAAAAGGACTCAGCGAAGGCATCCAAAGACTCTTGGCCGCCTGCAATTGCCTTCTGGAAGTCGGCTTCATTGAACTCGGTCTTGATGTCAATGTAGTTGCCCTTGAGCTTGGAGCTTGTCAACCGTGAACTGGGCGGCGCGGGGAAGGCGAGACAAATCCTTCCAGATCTCACCCACAGTGCCTTTAACGTTCGTCCAGTCCTCCTGGGCTAGCACCGCGTCTTGATTACGCGCCTTTCGTTCCTTTTTCCTAGTCTTCTTTGCTTCTGCGACCATCTCCTTCTGCATTGCGCTCATGCTTTGCTTGACTTCTTTGAAGTTTACACCACTGAATATATTGCTAGCAGTACGAGCGACTTGATTGAGTGAATTAACAGCCCTGCTCGAATCAATATCGAGTTCACCCTGAAGATCAAATGCAATACTACTAGCCACTATCACCGCCTTCTTGCGTTCTGAGCCCTAATTTCTCTGTTGCGTTCCTCAATGATAGCTGATCGCCGCGAGACAAGACGAAAACGACGGGCGGAGTCAAGCCGCAGCGTTTGGTCCGCCGACCAATTGTACGCTTCTGCGAAAAAGAGAATATGACTTTCCAGAATTTGATTGTCGCCAAGAGGGAGAAACGAGGAGAACCTCGGACCTCTCACATCCACTCGATCGAATCCTGCGTAACCGTATCCCCTTGCGGCGAGAAAAAAACCTGACCCAGATCTAACGAGAATTTATAAATCTTCTCGCAGGCCGCCTTAGAACAAACAACCTCAATTTCCGTATCAATAGCCCCTTCCATGAAATCGAAGACTTTACGAAGGTAAATCCTGTCTTGATAAGGCATCTGCTTTACGAGTTCTATCCCCGCGAATTGCGGCGGAAGCGGTTTACCACCAATGGTCACGATCCGAGCCATCAAAGCCAAGGTTCGCGCATTGGCTTGATTCGGATTAAGCTTCGATACTTCAACCTCATCCTTCGCTGTTAAGATCTTCAAAGACACTTCGACCCCGGAGCGAGGCAGCTTGACTTTGCCGACCCGCTTGGTGGGGTCGTCAACATATTTTATATCCAAAGTCCGGAGATCGATCATGTTGCCTTTGTTTTCCTTGTCGCAATGCGGACAAGTCGTGTCGTAACGGTAGGTGTTGCCTACTGACACGATACGCAGAAACAACAACATTGCGAGCCTATCAGCCGCTGTCACAGGGAGAGCGCCTTTGGGCAGGTCACCGTTGTCCTCCAACGCCGCGATCACGATCTTCGGGTCGTCGATGTCGCCAATCTTATCGCAGCACGAGCGCAGAATGTTCCGCACCCTCTCTGTAACAGCAAGATTATCGTTAGCCATCATGTCTTCTTCGACACCAGTCATTTGGCGCATCACCACGATGTTATGTAACTTGCCACTGGAATCTACGTAGCCGCAAGGCAGCTTGAAATCCTCCGATGAGTGCCCGAACACGGGAACACGCAGGTCGCTCTCTTGATTCATTGCAGCCATCTCGGATTGCAATGATGCTACCTCCGACATGGTGGTTCTCTCTTCAGTCATTTTCTGATCCTCGCCTGAGATAAATCTCAGCGTCTGTTAAAGCCCTCTGGTATACGGAATTGTCAGGCCCCCCACGGTGCCTGATTGCCCCAACTAAATTAGCCAGTAATCTGGAAGCGACTACGTTGTCGGGTTTCCAATCCTCCAGCAAATTACTAATAACCAGGCCCTTGGAAGCGCCCGGTCCGATAGCTCTCACACGCATGTCAAGTTTAGTTACCATGCGAGGAGGGAGAGTGCAGTTCGTGCGCCGCCCGTTGAGCGCAGGCACGTTGGGGCCTAGCTCTCGGAACCCGTCTAGGTATTCGCTGACAAGTTGCCGAACAATATCAGAAGCTGAACGACCAGTCGTTTTACAATAATCACTGATACGCGTCTCCGCCTCCGTCGTGATCTGAAAGTTCAACCTAACCGACTGTCCTGCTGCCACCATTACCCCTCTGAGCCAATCCGACTCATCATATTCTGAGTCTGGCAGACTCAAAATGCAAGAAGGGATTTAAGAAACGCCCTGGAATAAACATAATCCTACCAAATAAAGGCCCGATGGCGGGAGTATAAGTCTAATGTTTTCAATGACTTACGTTCCCCATCTGATAACTCGCTAGGGTTTGATGATAGGTACAGAGGGAATGATCCCTCGCAGAGGAGGTCTGCCATGCAGGTCATTACTAAGAATCCGGGGGAAGCCCCAAAAATCGTAGACGTCGAGCCGTCTTCGGACGGAGAGATCCCTTACGACTTTATGTCGAAATCCGTGAAGGGCTACATCGAGCGCGTAACGCTCAAGTCCAACGACGACTTCTCCGAGACTGTGAGTGTCTGGGTCAACGAAGAGGGATTGCTGAAGCAAATGCCCCTCAACGTCGTTCTGACTCACGCTAGCGGGCATCAGACCCATCTCGTCGGGCCTTTGCTGGTCACGGCAACGAAGGGTGAGAAGACTGTCGGACTCTCCGCTTTGGAGATTCCCCAAATCCTTGCTGCTCTCGGCGGGGCGCAACCGACCGACAACTGAGAAAGAGCCCCCGATTGGGGGCCTTTTCTTGATGACTTAAGTTCTTAATTCTAAAGGACTTACGTTCCCCATCTGATAACTCGATAGGGTTTGATGATAGGGATAGGAGAGGAGGCTAACCATGCCTGACTTAATTCCCGTGAGTTATTGGCACTGCAAGGAGTTCGAGTACTTCGAGGTAAACGTTCCGTCGAGCAAAACGGGAGTTTACATCGTGAGCTTCGGCCCGGTGCCTTTCGGGCCAGTCCAGAGGGATTGGCAGTGCGAATGCAAGGGCTTCCAGTTTCGGAAGACTTGCAAGCATATCCCGATCGCCAAGCGAATGCGCTGCGGCTGGTCCCAATACGTGGACGGCGGCGACGTTGAGCGCGACGAGAAGGATTCCCCTCGCTGCCCTGATTGCGGCGGCGAGGTCGGAGCAATGGACTGGGCTGTGTAGCCCGCGCCCCCTTCCTGGGGGCCTTGCGCCGATGTTGCAGGGCATTCCGCCCAGCTACAACAGAGAGGGACCAGAGATGGCTACCAAAAGATGGTCGATCAGGCTCAACCAGTGGGAAGATTACCGCTGGGGTTATAGCTGGGAAGCAAGCGTGTTCTTCGGTAGAGAACATCAGGGGACGTATTCAAACGTCTTTCCGGAATACGTCAAGGGCCGTCATCGGCTTTCCGCCGAGGACAGGCGCAGGCTGATCGCTGACGCAAAGAGTAGAAACGCGATTGATCGCGCAAGAGCCCCCCGATAGGGGGCCTTGTGTCGATGTTGCAGGGCATTCTGCCCCGCTAGACTGAGGAGTCAGAAATGACAACCAAAATTGATCCTGAGAATGAGGAGTGGTTGATAGCCAAGCTCGACGCAGCGGGCCACGTCGCTATGGCGCGGGCGTTGGTCATTGCTACGGCTGCGTTCAATCGTTCCATGATTCGCCTTGAGGCAAGTCTGGAGTTGCTGACCGACGACGAGTTCTGGAGCATCCTTCCACGCTATAGGAAAGAGGTTCTTTCCTCGATCGTCGGCGGACGCGACACGGAAGCCAGCGCGCATAATCTCTCGTGCCGCATGGAATTGCGGGGCGAAGAAAAAGCCTCGATCTACATGCGATTCGCCAAGACCTACGAAGCCAAGAGCGCGGCTCTCTACAAGCCGCTGTTCGAGACGGTCGAAGGTCGTGGCGACGACGGCTACGGCGACCTGCTTGACAGCCTCCCGCTCATTGGGCGAGAGGCTTACGAGAAGGCTCTGAATGGCTACTTCGGAAACGAAGAAGCCTTGAAGGACGCCGCGCGGGAAGGGTTCAAGGAGGCTGTCACAGCTTCCCTGCGCTGCTCGTGGTCGAAGACCGAGCCGACGAAAGAGGAGATCACGAAGCGCGTTGAGCGTCTCGTGAGCCATATCTTCAGCGGCGAGAACTACAACCGCATGGCCCTCTCTGAGAAGGGCCGAGAGGTATTCAAGCAGGAAATGTCTCCGCTTGAATGCATCGACTGCAATCGCAGCGTGAGCCCCGTTCGCGGGGTCGACGCCGAAGGCAAATGCCCCTACTGCTCGCTTGACGGCGAGTTCGTTGAGAGGGCGAAGCAGTGGAGCGGGTATTGACGTTTGGCCCCTTCGGGGGCCTTTCGTTGATGGCTTAAGTTCTTAATTCTAAAGGACTTATACTCCCAATCTGATAACTCGATAGGGTTTGATGATAGGGGTAGATGGAATGGTCCATCGCAGAGGAGGAATAATGACTTTTACAGAAGAAGTAGCAGCCGTGGCGAAAGCTGCGGCAAAGTTCCCTGGGACCTTCGGGCTTCGGGCTTTCCCAGGACTTACGTTCCACATTGACGTCGAGCAAAGCTACAAGGCTGGAGACAACATCCAGCTTTACGTCTTCACTGAAGACGGCAAGGCATTCGGGAAGGACACTCCTGAGCTTCTCCGAAAGGAGATCGTCGCAGCCCCCGCATAGGGGGCCTTGTGTCGATGGGAGCAATCATGCTTTCAAGAGCCTTGGAGGGCTGAATGATTTGCCAAACTTGCGAAAAGTTCATCGCAGAGGACAGCAGAAGCTGCTTCTCTTGCGGCGAAAAGACCCCCAAAGGGATCGAGATCGACGAACTACAACAGTTCGACCGAGTCTTGGTCGGGCTGCGCGATTTGCTCGATAATGGCGACTTCGCTGTCGACTTCGAGTACGCGGGGTGTCGGTGCAACATAGGCGTTCAACGCCTCATCTCGTTGATCGACGAGATCCGTTGCTCTACAGGCGTTCAGCGCCTGGAGCTTGAAATAAGCTGATAAGGATACGAGCTTAGACCGGGGCAACCCGGCCAGTGATGATCCTCAATAGGGTGCAAAGCCCTTTCAATATACCCCTCCTCTGTCTGAGGTCATCGGCCCCTGCGCTTGTTGCGTGGGGGCCTTTGGCTATGTACAGAGACCCCCGACCGGGGGCCTTGTGTCGATGTTGCAGGGCATTCTGCCCCGCTAGACTGAGGAGTCAAAAATGGCAACCAAAACAGTATCAATCACTGACTCGACAATGGCGAAACTCCTGCGAAAGCTGGAAGACGGCGATGTCGAAGAAGTGAAGAAATTCCTTCGTGAGAAGGTCGCGGAGGGCAAGGCCAAGCGGATAGCCAGCGGCAAGAGCTTCATGCTCAAGCTGGCGACTGCGAAGGATCTGCCCGAACGGATCATCGAAGCTATCCCGGTGGGCGAACACTTCGCGGTGCATCGCGCTTGGGGGGAGACTCGTGGGCCTTGGACCGTAACGCACCGTCACAGCGGGCTCGCGGCTACTACCTGCATCGGCAGGAAGGCCGTAGCAATCCTTTGGGCGAGCGAATTCGCTGCTCTGCCAATCCAGTGGGACCGTGAGGAGCCGCTGAGAGGGCTCGACAGCGAGACGATGGATCGCTGCGTGGCTTTCAGCCGCAAAGCGAGAAACGGTGAGACGCCGTGAGCTTGGCCCCTTCGGGGGCCTTTCGTCGATGAGCGCGATAAGGCGCGACACAATTGTTTTCTGAGGAGGAACAATGTATCCAAGAATATTCGTCGAATGGTTCGATCCGGAGCGACCGAAGTGGGGCGGCTACCTAAACAGCGAGACGCCAGATTTCCAAAGAGACCTGGTTATGTTTATCGAACTATTTGGACCGCCAACGAAAGTTGAGTATCGGGACAAATACGAAGGAACGGCCCCGTGAGGGGCTTTTTCTTCGTTCAGGCCGCAGCCTCGTCCGCCACCAATGGGGCTGCTGGCCTCTTGAGCTTCTGAGTTATCTCCACGATGCCGCTTAATTTCTTGCGGCGGGTATCTCTTAGGTTGTTGCGCTTGGTGGTGCGATCCTCAGCACTCTTACCTACAAAGATGCTCTCGTTGCCGACTTCACTGTTATCAATCATGGTCAACCTCTTTCGCGTTTCCTTCTGTAGTATTGCAACACGTCTACACTCTCAACAATTATAGGGTGAAGCGCATCCACCAGGTCGCGGTAGTCGTCTGTGACACCGGCTAGATGTTTCTCTTGTCTATGACCATCCCCAATCTGCTCGGTTAGCATCTTAAGCCTATCACCACGCATGGATTTTAGCTCATCCTCCTGCGTGTTAAGCTCTTTATCTTTGGTCTCTACCACCAACCGCCATCGCTCCCGAACCTCGCCTTCGATTTCTTTGCGTATCTTCTCGGTCATGATCGATCTAGCTTCAGAATCTACAACTTGCTTTTCCAACAGTTCTTTACGCTGGTCTAACAAGCCTTTGAGGTAATAAAGCAACGGAGCATACCCAGCCACCAAAAAACCAGCCAGCCACTTCACGAAGCCCATGTCAAACATGGTACTCGCTTTCTCAGCGGCCTGGGCCAGCGGTAGAATAGATATCAAGTCCATCGGACACCTCAAATATCGAAAATGTTCCCAAGGTCTTGGGAAGGTGAGACTCTCTCCAGCGATATTCGCTCAACATGTATAGTCAGTTCCTCAAGTGACACGTCGCTGGAATTCGCTTCTAAATCTGACCCCGGTTTCCACGACACAGGCAAACAGTTATGGATATGAATAAACCGTCCACTGTCAAAATGATCCTCGCCAATCTGAGCCCCGTGATAACGTGCAAGATGAACTATTACAAAACTACGCCTTACCGATCCGCGACCCCAAACAGACTGAAATATCCAAGTGTTAAAGTCAGAGTTCTTAGGATACAAGGCTTTAGTCAAAGTTACGTCGCCAGTAGTCATCCGCGTCATCGGGACCTTATGAATATGAGGCCAATTACCCTCATTTACTTCCTTTAGTTCCAGCGTAACGTCTGGCATCGAGATTGACTGAAAACCTATAAGGCTAGTACTACCGTCTTCACCAAGGACAGGTGCGCTAAGAAGAGGATTATTACCCACGGGCGGGCTCGCTAGTTCCCGCAAAGCAAATGAGTAATTTTGAAGAGGATCAGATACCCCAGAACGCGCCATATCAGCCTACCATAGCCGACTCACGGCGTTTTGTCGTGCCCGCCTGAAAGAACCTTTTGGTTACCGCGTATGATCGTGAACTGCTCACAGGCCAGCGTCATCTCCAAGATCGACACGTCACTACTGTTCGCCTCGTAGTCCGGGTTGGGCTTTAGGTCGGTCGGCCAGCAATTCATAAGCCGGATAATCCGTGCAGGCTGGTCGGTCGGACTATCCTGAATATGATAGTGGTAAAGAGCAAGATCACGCCGGTAGCTCACGCCACCGTTGACAATGTCCAGAACCCACTGGTAGAGCGGGCTCTCACCACGGAAGATTCCTTGCGTCAACGACACGTCAGCAATGGTCGGTGGACCAGGAAACTTCTGCTTGAACTTCATGATACCTGTTTTGTATTCAGCAGGGTCAAGCGTAATGTTTGGTAAAGTGACCGACATAAAGCCAGCGGCCTTATCAAAAAACGGTTTACTCCCCGTATCAGCTACTGCTAAATCAATGAGGTGAAACCGAAAATTCTGAAATGGGTCAGTCTGAATTCCTCTTGCCATGAATGTCTCCTATCAGGTTCCGGTAGTAACCGTCGTCACAGGCTGCTGAAGACGGAATATAATGAACTCAGCAGGCGTATTGGGTGCAAACCCGACATCCAAGAACACCTTACCCTCTTTCAACGTAGCCTGACTATTATTAGTAGCATCAGCCCTAACGAAATAAGCCTCGTTTGACGTGTTACCAGCGAAGAACCCCTGCTCAAAAAGTGAGTCCATATAACCACTCGTCGATTGCTGGACCTGCGTCCAGAGCGTAGGTCCGTTGTTCTCGAACACCTGAATAGTTAAGAGCCGTCTTATACGGAACATAAGAAAATTATGAAGCAAACGTGCGTTGACATATCGCCACCGAGCTTCCAAAGACAGTGTACGAGCGCCCCAAACAGCATAACCAGTCGCAAGTGATCGATAAACAGGGTTGATACGCGCTTGGTAGAGCGTATCTCTATCGGTTTGATTAAGATCAAGCTCAGGACCAACAACACCAGGAGCACTAACAGCCCCGTCAGCGACTCCAGCCGGAGCCTTGCCGATGTTCTTGTTTTCAGCAGTCCGAGCGTAGGCCCCAGCCACGAACGGTGTCACAGGCACAGTCTCAACCGTGTCGGTGTCCTGCCGCACGAAGCGCACGTTCGGCCAGTAGAATGCTCCGATGCGTTCATCGAAGATACCAGCCTGAGTAGTAAGCACGTACTGAACAACCTGGGCAACTGTAGCCCCATTGCTCATTCCGAGAATCAAGAAACGGTCATCCCGCTCCTTGGCAAATGCCACGAGATCACCCTGCACCAAGGTCGAACCCTCGAAGTCAGGAACGACCAGATTGACGGGTTCCTCGAAACGATCAAGAGCGTAGATACCAAGCTCCGAAGCTTCGATAGCAGGGTCTGAAACATTGGCGCGGCCAACAGCCGTACCATCATTTCCACCTGTTAGATCAAAGCGCGCTTCGGTCGGAAGGTTGCGGTAGGACGCGTAAATGACCGTGGTGACGACCGGTGCCGTCGCGAAGTCCACGTCGAAAGCGCCGGTCGTGTAGTCAATGGTGTTGGTCCCGCCGAGATCAATATCGCCGATCAGGTTGCCGAGTCCGTCGTCGGTCACGACCAAAGCCGTATCGTGGGTCTCAGTGATCGTCGAGGCAGCGACCAAAGCGGCTGTCACACCCGTCAAAGCTCCGGTCGCGTAGTCGATCGTTCCGCCAGCCGGTAGTTCCGCCGTGATCGGGAATGCCCCTGCGCCGTCGTCGGTCTGGGTCTGCGGGCCACCGCCGATGTCGATCGAGAGTGTTCCGGTTCCTGGGTAGATACCGAGTGCGACGGTGATCGGGGTCGTGGCGAGGTCGTGAACGACACCGCCGACGTCCGTATGGAGCAAGTTGGCACCGGACGAAACGCCGGTATCAGCCAACAAGACCACGGTCAGGTCAAGTGCAGGCACTGCGGCCAGCGTCCCTGTTTGATTCAGGACAGCAGCCGCCGAGGCAACGACAGTTTCGAGAAGGATGGTTGCGCCAGCGAGTTCGTCCGGCGTCCCACCAACGCCGACGAGAACGTCGATCAGTTGGGAAGGGGCGCGGTCATCGTTGATAACGTCCGGAAAATAATTGGAAGCAGCAGGGTCATCGAACTGGACAGCTTCGTAAACTTCCACTGCCACTTCAATGCTGGTATCAAAAGAAAACGGTTCGAGAACCAACACGTCATAGCGGGTGTAGCTGCCGGTCGTCCGGTCCAGAAAGTTATTATTGCCTCGAATCAACACGGCAAGAGCATCACCCCACACACCCTCTCCTTGGGCCGTGAAGGTCCAACGAGTTCCTGGCGGTGCGGTTCTCAAAACATCGATTGTCGATGAAATTGCGTCTGATGGCGCAACCCTGACGACGACCAAATCCTGTCCGCCATTGCCGAAGAAGCCACGACTGGACAACGCCATGATGCCGGTGGTGTTAATGTCGCCAAAGCGCCTGGTAAACTCCTCGACACCGTTTACACGTATCGGGTCGTTCGTCGGCCCTTTGTCTGTCCATCCCACCATCGCAAGAATCGCAGGAGACAGAGCAGCAGGGGTAGAGGCTGGAGCAACTTCTAAACCATAAACACCTGCGGAAAGATACTCTTGAACCATCTATCCGACCTTTCCTCAATCACTAGAGTCGAGAATGACAATAATGTCTTCCCCGAGCCCATGATATGTTATTTCTGCCGCGCTGAGCTTACGCAATCGCGGTTGTTTACCACCAGAAAGCCGTCTAACAGACGGATTGCCAGCTAACTCTTTGAACACAGTTCCTGATTTAAGAATCTTCACGTCGCCATTGGTAAATTCAACCATAGTCGATCGTCCAGGTCGGACTTCATACCACTCAGCAGCCATCATTATCCTCCAACGACTCTACAGTCACTTCTGCGAGACCGTCCGCGTATATTCCGCCCGGTCCTGGGTCGACGCCAGGATTATTCGGATCAATAGGTGTGTCAGATGTATCTCCCGTGAGAGAGGGATCAGTAACAGCAACAGCGCCCAACGTAATTTCTCCCTGAATACTAATACTCAAACTATAGCCGACAATACGATCCACCAGCGATGATACTTCAGTGAGATCACTCGTGCCTTCTTGAGAGGTATAGTACTCTCGTTCCACACCCAGCGAATCGAACACGCTAAGTTTACCATGAACCGGGTATCGTGCCATCAGGATCTGTATCAGGACTTGGGCTACATTTCTATATCTGGACCAAACTTCAAACGTATAATTGAGGTCGTAAGGGTATTCTTGAGGCTTGGTCTCATATTCCGTGGCACCTAAGCAATCCCCTATAGATACTGGTGTTGAACCCGCAGCAGGGACTCGATATTGCTCTACAACACCAAACAATCTAGGAGCTTTAGCGTAGTCGTCTCGGTTTATAAGAATAGCTGGAAGATCGAACTCATGAAGGGTCGGTTCCATCTTCTTGTAGATAACCGACGCACGATCTATATGGCACTCCCCGTTATGATCATCGTTGACGTAAACATTGATCGGCAAATAATAACGATTCTTTGCCTCGTCAAGAATCGATCCGATACTCAACAAAACAGCCTTATCCCAATCTCTCAGGTCTAAGTTACCAATTCGTGTCCCATGAGTCCTTGCTGTCACAGGTTATCCCTCATTGCCTTGACGACTTCGGTTGATACCCTACCTACAATTATACCAGCCTTATCCCTCAGATACTTCTTTGCCGGTCCCCAATGAGGAGTAGGTCTGAAAGGCCCAAGCCCGTGTTCAAGCCTAAGAGCCATAAATTTAAGGTCAAAATAGGTTCGCCCATTAAATACAGGAATACCACCGTCCTCTACTATAACACCCGCCTCTTTGAGATCCTTCCTCACCAAGTCTAGCTGAGATATAATTGTCTTTCTCAAAGAATTTGTCTCTGTCAAACCTGAAGGAACCGTCCTCAAGTCAACTGTTGCGCCACCTTTTATGGCTGGCAACATGTCGATAGTCCACGGATTATACCTCTTCAATATAGACGCGACCACGCTGTCGCCCTCAACAAAAACAGCAGTCTTATCGGCAGGAAAAGTCTCAAGCTTCGCGACTGTGTCAGCAACCAAAAGAAATTTACCAGGAGGCTCTACTTCAACATGAAGAGAGTCTCGATAAATCTTCGTCCAAGCATCTTTCTTCGGAATTCGACTTTGCACTTCGGTCAAGAGCTTATCGACCAATTCAGTGCCTATAACTACACTAGCAGCGTCGACAGCCTTCTGGACCTTGCGCCGCACTTTAGATAGGTCTGGGATAGTGAATTTGGCCTTGAATGCCAAGAGACGCTCCAACAGAGGCTCACGGCCCCTTCAATGATCCTGTCAGCCACCCTTCTTAGGGCCTTTGCGAACCTTACTGAGAATCTTCTGATACTGCACGGCTCTGGTCTTCGCCTTCTTTCCTTCACCAGCCGCAGCATCCTTCGCTTCCGGGTCTTCGAGCTTCTTATACTGCGCGGTGCAAATGGCAAATGCCTTACTCACACCCTCCCGGTCAAGGCCGCCAGGAGCTTTCTTTTTGGTTCCCCCGCCATGCAAATATGACGCAACGCACCGTCGAACCCATGCTGGGTTCTGATGCTCTGATTCTGGCGCTGCTGCACCTTCAGTCTGCGTGATCGTCGCCGTGCTCTCTTGAATGGCTATTCTAAGCAAATAGGCGCGTGACGTGGCGATGAGACTCATGTGAACCCCGTCAGGCGATGCGCTTGCTCTTGAGCATCGCGAGCTTCTTGTTGAGGAGGACAATTATGCTGGAGAAATCGTTATCACTCCTCTTGAGATTCGCGATGATCTGCTTGATCTCCTTGATCTGGAGCCCCAGATCTTTACCCTCACCAAAAACGGCTTCACCGATGGTGTCAAGCCGTTCGGAGACGTCTTCCAACGACTCCTGATGTACTGTTATTGGCCGTCCAGCCGAAGCGTACTTAGACATCCTCGCTGGTGGCATCCATTTAGTGAATTGACCATCATCCGAAGTGACAGGATTATACGACCACTTACCTGCGGCTGTACTTGGTGTCGAACGAGGGCCGCCAGATTGCGTCCTTTTAAGCCATGCAGAGGAACTGCCACGCCGCATCTCCTCGGCTTCGTCAGAGACAGATTCAGTAAAAATTCTATCGAAAACACTCATTGTGAGACTCCTTGTTCTTCTTTAGGTGCGCCAATCATAGCATACTACCTTGAAGCACGACTCTCCTGCAAATACTCAACGAGAGACTCGTAAGCCTCGACCTTGGTCACGTAATCCATATCATCAGCTTTACGCCGCCACCGCGAGAAGATCCCTGTACCCACCCGCTTCTGAGCGATCCTCTTTATCCGGTTCCAGATTTTCGCTGCTCCTCTCCGCATAAGGCCACCGGAAGTACTCACCTTGTTCAACGCTTTGTTCCTCCGACGAGAAATCTGACCCTTGCGAATAACCGCTGGTTTTTTATGAACAGCACTCAACCGAGCCTTCATTGCACGCATTGTCCGAGAGAGTTTTATCCTCCGGCTAGTCGACATCGAGCGTCTTTCGCCTAAGCTTTGAAGAGGTGTTCTACTAAGATCCATCTGTATCCTCCGGCACCGGTGTTCCATACCCAGGTAAGACTTTCCTGGATGCGATGAACTTACCAGTCTGTGTTAATTCAAAACTATAAACAGCAAAAAACCCTGTCCCGCCGAACCTGCTATCGTCTCGTGATACATCGTTTGCTTCAAAGTATCCATCTAGTAACTCAGTAAATTGTATCACGTCGCCTTGTCTTGGGCGCATCGGACGATTCAAATAAGAATTCTGGCCGCACTCGTCCGCGATCACCCGTGCAAGGTGAAAGGTAAGGGTGCGATTGTATATCGTTCCGCGCTCATCCGGCTGCTCGTCTGAGCCAGGGGTGAACGCGACTCCACGAACTGCAATAGGTTCACCGTAAGCCCACGCAGGCTCAATTTCCCGCACGACAGAATCAACGCGACGGCGCACGACCGATGCTTCACCATAAAGAGGGTCGCCGGAATGTCGTCGAACGTCAAAAGGACCAAGATCCGGCTTGTCGGCCAGAGGCTTGATCCCATCAGTGCGTTTAGACTGATCTAGCAGGGGATAGTAGAGACAGTTTATTCCCCGAACCCGCGTTACATCCCGGTTGATCCGGTCGATGTAATTTTTACCTGCGGGTCCGAAGAACGTATCCCTGAAACCAGGGACTTGGTTGATCTCAGGCACGGGTCAGCCCCTTGTGAGGGACTGCAATCAGCCCTCGTCGCTGTAATCCAGAAATTCGTCGATCTCAGCAAGTGCTTCAGCAGACTCTACGATCTCATCGTAATCTTCGGCGTCAGGCATAGAAATCAATGCCTGAAGAGCTTCTTGGATAGCGTTGCGGGCGTAGTCAACGTGCTCAAGAGGATGCGTTTCCGCGCCTTCCATGAGCCGTGCCATGAACAGTTCCTGCGCCTCGACGAAAGCCGGGTTGTAGTAGGCCGCTTGCTTCGCGCCCTTCTTGGCCTTGCGTCCACCAGCACCAGCAGCCGCAGCTTTCGCTTTCCTAGCTGCTCTGATGTTCACTTTACCTTTGCCTTTAATCAGGTTCATAAGGTGCTTCTTCGAGGCGCTTGGAGATGCCATCGGTAGCGAGTTCGCGCGGGTCTTGCCGGTGCGAGCGAGAATGCGATCCGGGCTCGGGCCTTTGGCCCAAGCGACCGCACGGTAACCTTTTGTCTTATTGGACGTGTATATCTTGCCGCTGCCCGAGGTCCGGCCCGCTTTCTTGGAGGTGTCCGATGGCTCGCCGCCATCCATCTTGGCCTTGCGGAGGCCACGCCCCCAAGACATCGACGTTGCGTCGTCCTTCTGTGAGAACTTACCAAGCTCGTCGTGATACGGGTTTGGCGTCCTCTTGCCTTGGTGCTTGCCGTCAGCAGCGAGGGGAGCACCGTGCCATTGGCCGCCAGTGATGAGGGTTTTCTGGTAGCCCTGAACATTCGCCAAGTTGTTGTCGAACGAGCCGATCTTCTCGGTGAGAGCTTCCTCGAATAGTTGTCGCAGAGTGCTCATGTCTTCTCCTTGATGACCCCTGCTTCGAGGTCTTCTTTTAATTGTGATAGCACGGAGTCCAGATATTTTACAGCACTCCGGGCGCGTTTCAAACGATCTCGTTCTGATTTAGTGCGAGGCTTCTTCAATAATATTTGCTTTGCTTCGCCTTCAACAGTCAAATCCAAGACGCCTTGAACACTATCCGGTCTCTTCAAAGCCTTATTATCCACAAGAGACGCACCGATGATGTTGAAAGCCTTGATAAACTGCTCACTGCTTACCCCTGGTATATATGCTTTTTCAGATTTTCCGTTTTCTCTCCAGATCAATGACGCGATTCCACGCTTCATGTAGTACGGCATCGACTCCGGGTCGCGAATTGCGGCCCAAGCGTTAAGACCATACAACGGTTCAAGTGTCTTCGGCATTGCTTAACCCAAACATACGCTGCGAAGACGCGAGATGATCGAGCGAAGCTCTTGCTCATGCTCACCATAGCTGGGACTCATCATCATGGCTTGAAGTTCTTCAACAGCATCGCAGACATCTTTGCGCCACGGCTTGCGTCCAGCAAACAACATCGATCCAACCTTATGCACCGGCGAGCCTTCGCCCTTGTTCCAATGCTGAAGCTCTGCGCCGAGCTTGTGATAGTCATGACCTTCTGCGAGAGAGCGCGCAGAGCGTCCATCGGAATACTCCGCAGGAAGAGTCAACGTGGTCTCATTAAGCAACCCATAGGCTCCTATGGCCTTGTCCACCGCGTCGATATTCTCCGTTGTAAGACCCTCGCCGAGCAGATAGCCCATACTCAGATCGCCTTCGGCGCTTTCGTTGCGGTTCCGTGAGGAAAACGCCTTGGCAACGTCTGCCGCAGACTTCCTCTTCCACTTTGCCACGAACTTATGGTGACCTTTGACCGCTGACGATTTGCCGTTGTATCTGCTGCCGTCGATCTCAAGCCGTCTCTCGCCTTTAGCGAACACCAAGGTCTCGTAGGTTCCAAAGGCGTTGACTGTGGAGATGATCGCGCCGTTGGATAGTTCCTTGCGGAGCTTGAACTGCTCTAGCCGCCAATCCGACTTAGTACTCTCGGCAAGTGCTTTTTTGATCTTCACTGATGAATAGCCGTGCATCTTGAGATATTTCGCCGCTTCTTCGTATGAATAAACACCTTTTTCATACTGGCCCTTGACCTTCGCTTCGCTTGGCAAATGCGAGCGAAGCATCCCCACCAGATCTTTGCCTTCCACCATGCCGCCTGGGGCTAGCTTCTTGACTGCGCGGTGAACCGTCTCGCCTGATCGTGATCCAAGGTCGTGGAGCGCAATCATGCCGTTGTCACGGCGTGTAGCGGCTCCTTTGCCACCCATCCCGCTGATGTCGAGAGACCTGCCGTTGGTTGAGAGCTTGTTGCTGCTCAACGCCTGCCCGTTAAGAAACGCCCGAATTACTTTCTTATCAGACTGATTGAGCCGAAGATCCTCTTGCATCACACCCTCATCGAAGTAAGCCGGGTTGTAAGCAGCAGCGGGCCTTATGCTACGGCCATCGGCCCCTGCTTTACCTCTGCGTCGCCCTGCTTTACCTCTGCGTCGCCTAATGGCCTTCACCTTTTCCATAGCCTTCTTGCGCTTATCCTGCTCGCGCGCTTTCTTGCGCGCTTTATTGCTTTTGGAAGACTTATCGTGGCAATAAGGGTGCCCAAATACTTTTCTGATTGAGCCTTTGCAATCTTTGAGTTTCTGATGCAGCTTCTTCTTGCCGCTCTTGCTCATCTTGGTGCCACCGGCTGCTGAACCGGCTTCTTTGTTCCTCGCGTGTTTGCGTTCTCTCTCCTGGCGTTTATGGTGAGCTTTCGCTTGCTTATGTTCTTTTGCTCTCTCGCCTTTATCGTGCTTCGCGCCCGATTCCTTAGCCCCTTTCCACATGCTTTTGGCTTTAGACGCTAAAGCTTTGAGCTTCGAGAAAAACTCCTCCAAAACCTCTTCATACAGGTCTTCGTCGTGTCCGTATTCGTATTCAATATCGTCTATAGCTTCGAGGAACTGGTCGAGATCTGACTCCTCCATTGACTCTACGATATCGAAGATAGCTAAAGTCTCTTCGTCCAACACAGCCTCGTCAAAGTAAGCTGGGTCGTAGGCCACGCTTGGAAGGTCATCCCACTCGGCCTTCTTGCGCCGCAACTCGGCAGCCTTAAGTGAAGCTTCCGGTCCTTTGGTAAATTCCGCTTCGTCAAGCCATGCTTCAGAAACAGGAGCGGGGCCTATTTTATCCAGGTCCGACTGACGGGCCTTTTTTCTCAATTCGTCATTAGATAGGTCATTAAGATTCTTGGCCCTTGTTCCAGCACTGCTCATGACCATGATCTTCGGATTGTTACGGAGTGTCCCAGAACGATAATTTTTATTCGTAGCTCTCCATGCGGCAGCAAGAAGCTTCTTGCGATATTTATCCGAATCACTCGCTTCGTCGAGGCTCTCTTCATAATTGGCCTTGCCCGCCATGTCAATCAGGTCTTGCATCGCCTGACCGGCATCGTCCTTGTAGGTCTTGGATGTCCGCATGTGAGTCGCCTGTCCGCCGTTGCCCTGGATCACCGCACGTAGGTAGCCCGTGTAGCCGATGGGCCGCTTGGCATCGGTGGCCTTCTTCAGAAGCACCTTGGCCGCCGCCTTGAAGTTGACAGCCTCGTCGATGTATTCCGGGGCGTCCTCACCGTAGTATTCGCGGTCGTCTTCGTCGATCCAGACAGACTCGTCGACGTTGCCGATATCATGTTCGTCCTCGAACTCGTCGACGAACGCGTTGGCGACTTCGGTGCGGGCGCTGCGCGGGAAGATGTCCTTCGGGCGAGAGCCGGGTGATCCGTGTTCTTTGGTGTAAGCCCGTGCGCCGTTATCAACCGCGTGCATCATTCCCTTGACGGCCAGCTTGCGGTCGTAACGGCCCTTCTTTTTCTTCTTTGCAAGATTCTTGAAGATTGCGCGCTTCTGCCTGTAGGGGGCGTCATCGTTGTTGTTAATGTAAAGCTCAAGCTCGCGAGCTTCTTGCGACTGCTTACCTTCACTCAACATGTCAATAGTGTCACACAAGTCCTCATAATCTGCTTCTAGTTCAGAGCCCTCTTCAAGAACATCGAGCCTATCAATACACTCCTCAAGCTCCCGCTCGCAGCCCTCTACTAGAGCCATAAAGGTCGCGTAGATGTCTTCGCCGAGATACTCCAGGTCACGCATCAACTGCCACTCGAAGAGCCGGAGCTTTTTCTTCTTGTCACCAAGCCAGATCTTCGCTGCGGCCTTGTCTGCTCTGCCGACGTTACTCGCCAGCAATTGATACGCGAGGGAGAGACCGCGAATGAAATGAGCTTTATTCATTACACGCTCATCACGATTCTTTGGGGATCTACCACTCTTATCTGAAAATGGATAAGCTTTCGACATCTTGCCGAAGAACTTGCCGCCTATTTGCGCTGCTGACTTGGCCGTTATCGGGCCACGCTTCTTCAGTGGCTTACCGCGCTTTCCTATCCTCACAGGCTTCGCTTTGGATACTGCATCCATAAGCCAACTGTAAAGCTTTGTACCCACCGCACGTTCTAATCGTGCTTTAGTCGATTTAGGGCCTCCCGCGAGGCGCTTCAGAGCTTTGCTCAGACTCAGGTAGCCAAAACCCCGTTTCGACGGTCCTTTATAACGCGCCTTACCGGGTTTGGTTGACATTGTTCTTTTTGCCAGCGGAGACTTGGCCGACTTAGCTCTTGGAGCCTGAGCTTTATTAGCATGATCGCGGGCTATTTGGGGGAGCGTAAGCTCCATGAATTTGCGCTTAAAAGGGTCTCTGGTATCCGGCCCTTCCATCCCCGCTGCCTTAAAGTAAGAATCAAGATCTCCGCGTGCCGCAGCCCTCACCATTTCTGGGGTCTGACGTCGCTCAAACCCACGGTATTCTGTCAACGATCGCAGGGCGTCGTCCATCCCGTTGATTTCTTCCTCGTTAATCTGATTCATCATATGCTCAAAATTGAGTGAATTATAATCAGAACGGAAAAGTGGTGTTTGCTTCATTGTTTCAATCCTTTAGTCACAGACTGATGAAGTATATCATGTCAACCAAGAACAATAGGCGTACTACGCAGTCTGTTAAGCACTTGAATCTCTAATTTTTCTTTACGCTGCAACGAATCAGCAACAAGTGCTTCCCCGTTCATCCCTCTATCTCCGCCAACAGTCGGGTAAGAATCGTATTTACGTCGGATCTCTCCAAGCGTCTCCATCGCTTCAGCAATAGCCCAGCGAAGGTATAAATCCTCTGTCTCTGGATCGAAATCACGAGGGTCTACATTGCTAGTGAACACCTCTACAATGATATCACCTTCGATGGTCGAAGCAGGAGCAATTACAAGCTCTCGTGATCCGGGCCGCCAATCCCATTCGGGATCTGCCCCCCAGATACGCCCAATCGTTTCCAAAAACTGAAGACGCTGGACAAGATCTGAGTATGGGTAGGGTGACTGCGAGTAGTTGGTGTTCGAGCCTGCTCCGTAAGTGTTTCCAACATACCAGGAGCCAAACATAAAGCCGTAAGCGTAAGAGAAGTCATCGGTACCAAGACCGATGCCCTGAAAAGCGCGAGACGTTGTTCTCACATTCAAAACTTCGATAGCAAATTGAGGCAAGATGTAATCAGTCTTACCCTGAATCCCTTGAAGTCGGACGAATGCTTTCTGACCCGCACGAAACGCAAACCAACGATTTGTATCTTTAATGATATCGCTCATATGCTCATCAGTAAGCTCAACGTCTTCAATCCCGCCGCCTAGCTTGCGAATGACATATGCTTTCACTTCTTCGGTTGTCATGCCCATAGGGTCAACCCTTCACCATTATCAATCTTCGTAAGAATCCCAGCCATTTAACCAATCTGACTTAAACTCCCGAGGAACACCCGTTGGCCGCCTGGGCTTTCTTTTCTTCGCAGCTTCAAATCCTTTATGAAACCACTTGAACCAAGCCTCGTCCTCGTCCCCCACAACATAGGGTTTCGTCTCCGACAACAACTCCAGTTTCGCCCTATTTAACGTCATTGTCAATTACCTCCTGCGTAAAGCAGCAATAGCCCTTGCAATACATCGCAGAGCTTGATTTACCGCATCAATCTTTCTCTTCGGGGCGTTAATACCGATTAGATAACCCTGGCTGTTCACCAGTTGTCCCTGAGCTTGTATCAGCGCAGTCAACCCTGCCGACTCCTCTAGTCTACCCTCAATCAACAAAAGCGGTGTTCTCTCCATCAACCCTCCAGAAACACAAGAAGGCGCGGCGGTTGTTGCCGCCACGCCTCCATGGTTGTTTCCGATCGCCTTACGCGAATCAGTTAGTCATGTTGTCGGCGTCGACGATTGAGAAGAACTCAGGTCTAACCAATGTCACCTTGTGACGGGTCCGCACGGCACGACGAATCGTGAAGTCGTTCGGATCAACGAACGGAGGAGTGATCTCCATTGGGATATATGGACTGTAGATGATCCCGGTGTCGAGAATCGAGGAGCCCTGGTGACCCATAAGGATCTTGTCGGCTGGGAACTGCGGGTCAATGTAGACAACCCACTGACGATTCAGAACGCCGCCCCGGACGATTCCGCCCTGGTAGACATGGCCTTCATCGACAGCCTGGAAGCCGTCCATCGTGTTAAGCAACGCAGCGAATTCGCTTGAAGTCACGGCCCAGTTCGCAGCGCCCTGTTGGGTGCGCCGGTGAATAAACTGGCTGGCGCGACTCATTTGAATCGTGAGTGACTTGAGGTGATCTGGATCAGAAATCCCACTTGGAGTCGCACGATCCCACTTAACGCGAGCTTCAGGCTCGACTGCATTAAAAGCAGTTCCAAGAATCTCGCGGTCGATACCGGCTGTGAGTTCGTCGCTCATCGTCGCCACTAAGTCGGCGTCAATGTC